TGCGTCGCCGTAAACCCTTGCGTCGCCGGAAACCCATGCGTTGCCGTAAACCCTTGCGTTGCCGGAAACCCATGCGTTGCCGTAAACCCTTGCGTCGCCGTAAACCCTTGCGTCGCCGGAAACCCATGCGTTGCCGTAAACCCTTGCGTTGCCGGAAACCCATGCGTTGCCGTAAACCCTTGCGTCGCCGTAAACCCTTGCGTCGCCGGAAACCCATGCGTTGCCGTAAACCCTTGCGTTGCCGGAAACCCATGCGTTGCCGGAAACCCATGCGTTGCCGTAAACCCTTGCGTTGCCGTAAACCCATGCATCGCCGTCTTGCGATACATTTCCCTCTTTTTCCACATATCCGCCAAGTTCTCCAGCTTTCACGTCCCCGAATTCAATCAGCGCCTTAATTCTAAATAACTTTTTTCCAAGCGCATTTGTGATAAATTCTGTTGTTAATTCAAATTTTTTCATTTCTCTTCTTCCTTTCTTGGCTTCCATTTTCCTAGCATTTGTTCCAGTTCTCTTGGTGTTAGCGTTTCAATTCCTAAGTCTTCCGCTTCCTGTATCGCACCTTTGATTAGCTCGCTCATTTCCCGGCTGTCGTAGGTGTGCGAGCCTCGCATGAGCCTGTAAAATACTACCTCTTTGCCTTTTTCTAGCCGCCGTCCTATTGCAACCGTGTGAACGTCCTCTTTTTTGTACATGATGTCGGTTGGGACATTGGTTTTTAAAACTGCTATGTCCCCTTTTATCAGCTCCGGCTGTCCGTATCTGCCTATCATTAAATTTTTGGCTTCTGCCTTGCTCGTGCCGACTTTCTCCGCTATTTTGGTGACCAGGACGTGGAAATAGGCGTTTGCCGACAAGCTCCTTTTCTTGCGGAACGGTTTAATTGCTATAGACAGCTTTTCCAACTTTTTCAGTTCGTCCACGCCCTTTATAAACCGCTCCGCCTCATTAATTTCCAGAGTAACTGTTATCTTTTTGCTAAAATAATCCACTGCTAAGTTTTTTATTTTTCCAGTTAAATCCATGCTATTTCAGTCATAATTCCTTCATGGCTTCGGCATATTGTTGTTGTGTCGTCTGATACAATGATTTTAAACCTCTTTGACTTGCCCATTCTTTAATCTGAGCTTCCGCCATTCCTTTTTTCTGCATCAAATCGTAGAGCCGTTTTGCTTCTTTCTCTGTGATGATCTCGTTGCGTTTGTATTCGTCTGTGTCTGCATCTTTGGAATCATCTAGAAGAAACAAGCTGTTTAATGCGTATTTCCTCGCGTAGCTCGATGCCGAACCGGTAACTTGTGCCGCATCCATCTTTTTTTTGCTTTCTTCCTCCCTGGCATATGCTGTAGCGCAAAAACTTCCATCGTTTTCTACGTCCTTTAAAACTGCTGTTGCTTTTATGTAAAATCGGTTGCCCAGCATAATAATTTCGTCGCTTACGACTAATATTAAGCCTTCCCTGTCCAGCAAAGGCTTTACTGCCTCGTAGATGTCCTCTAAACTCCTGTAGCTATAGCCGCCATAATCACTGTATTTACTCTTAGGCACCTTTAATTCTGCCTGAATTTTTTGCAACTTTTTGTGAATATCTCCCATCTTTTTTTACCTCACAATCACGCTTTTCGTGGTCTCGAGATGCGCTCCTGCGACCTCTACCCCGGCTTTAATCGCCTTTTTAATCGCTGTCTTGTCCGCCTGCGGCTCTGGAATTCTTATGTATTCCTCTGTCAGACTGCCTAAATCGTCAATAGTCACAGACTCGTTACTCTTGTAAAATACGCTGACTCTTGCCGTCTTGAGCTTTTCACCGTCAAGAGCATAGGACAGATAGTCCTTGCACCTCTGTACGGCGTTCTCGCAACTCCTGCGGCGTTTTGCAAGTTTTTCCTCCTCCTCCTTGATTGCTTTTGCTTCTGCGGCGTAATTCTTCACCGCCAGCGCAATTCCCTCCACTTTTTTGTCTCTCTCGATGTTGAGATCCTCAAGCTTTTCGATGTCAATAATTTCCCCTGTCTCATCGTCTACGCAATCCATAATTGCGCTGTCTATCTCATATAGTGTCATTCTTCTTCCTCCTCATATCCCTGCTCGTATTCGTTGTAGCTTGCCGCGCCTCGCTTGATTGCTTTGTGCGCTGTCCTGCACTCATATTCTGCCTCAAGGTGCTGTCTCTCTAAATACTCTCTAACTGGGTCAACGTACCGCTCCGCCATGTTTCTCCTCGCTTTCTTCTCCCCATGCCGCTTCAATGCTTTTGCTCAATTCGTTGTAGCCGCGGGCAAAAGCTTCAATTTCCTTCATCCGCAAAACGCCTCTTTTTTGTACTTTGTCTTTAAACAACTCTAAAATATCTCTTGCAATCGCCTTGTCCTCGACTGTGATTACAACGCTCGCAGGGATTACGCCTTTTTTCTCCAAGGCATCCTCGTACTCTCTTTTTGCAAAACCGTTTACGCTAATCATTGTGTTATTCATAACCTAACCTCTCTTTCTTCTCTGCTATCCAATCCCCCAACGCTCCTTCGCACTGTTCCGGGGAATAATTTTTATTATCCTGCTCTAACCGTCCAACTATTTCTCCCAGTGTGGGTAGTTCTGGTACCGTTTCTTTTCGCTCTATCGCTCCCGCCGCCCGTATCATCTCTTGGAGCTTCGGTGGGTACTTGTCTATCTCCTTTTGCGCTTCTAACGCCGCTCTGTAGCTTTTGAGGAAGTTTGACTGCACAACCGTCTGTATGGTCGCCATATCTACTTGGCTCCAATTACGGAGCGTTTCTGGCGTTCCTACAGCCTTCTGCAAAATTTTCGGGAGTCTGTCAAAGTTTTTCTGGTAACTGTAGCCGCCCTCTATGTATTCTCCGTTTGTACACGCCCTTGACACCATCGCCCATGCTTCCTGCTCGCTCAGGTAGTTGCTTTCCGCCTTGAGCTTACTGGCGCACTCCAAAATGTCTGCTGGTGTCGGTGGAAACTTGCCGGTTGTCATGTACATCTGTGCCGCCACACTTATTACCTGGTAGTCGTTGTTTTTACCTACCAGCCTGTACCACATATCTAACGCCGGCTCGTTTGGGATAAATCCTGGAGCCGTGTAAACGGTTTTTAGTGCGGCTACGATTTTAGAAAACTCCGAAATCGTCATACATTCCGCCTCCCTCCTGTTCTTTTTGCGCTGCCCAGTGCTGTATATCTCCGTACAGTCGGTTGTCAATATTGTTTGTGCTGCTACCTGTTTTCAACTCAAAGAATCCTAACCACTCCTTGTCCAATGACTGGTCTATGATTTTTTTCATCGTTCCCAAATCTCCACCAGACAGCTCGTGCAATTTTTTGAGTAAAGCTTTCAAGGCTCTGTCTGTTCTTACCGGCTTTCTGATTTTCTTACGCATGGCAAGGAATTCCAAAAATTTACGGTTAAGTTCTTCATCCTCGAAATACTGTTCCGGCTCTTTCTTTGCGCGCGCACTCTCTTTTATTCCTTTAGTACTTGATTCTTTAAGTATTTTATTATTTAAGTATTTTATTCCTTTAGTATTTAATTGCGTTGGATTTTCCTGCATAGGTTTTTCCTGTATTGGTTTTTCCAATATAGGCTTTTCCTCTTTAGGTTCTTCCTGTTTAGGTTTTTCCTGTGTTGGTTTTTCGTAAATGTCGTAAACTGTACCGCTTACCTGTCCTTTCTCATTTCTCTCACGAGTCACTTTCAGGTATCCAAACGATTTTAATTCTTCTAACGCGGCTCTCACGCCGTCCACACCGTCTTTATTCAAATTTGCCAGTCCTTTAACTGTAAAATCCCAGTCTTCCGGCAAACTAAGCATGAGACTCAGTAAACCTTTTGCTTTCAAGGACATATCCTTTTCTCTAAAATGATAATTCGACATAACGGTGTAGTCTGTCGTTTTATTTATTCTCATTACTGCCATGTCTACCTCCTATCTTGACAAATTGCCAAGTCTTTTGTATGATTTACTTATGATTTATTTGGTATGAGCTTTAGTGGTACGGCTCTACCTTTTTAACTTCATGTTCTACACCGTCTTTATCGATGTAGAATACTTTGTCATACTCTACACCTTGTTGTCGTCCTAATAGGGTGCAGAGTAGTCTAATAACATACTCTTTTCTTGGAGGCTCATTCATTTTTTTATTCGCCTCCTAACATCACGAAAAAATTATAATTGCTATAATCTTCTCCGGCGTTATGTGTTACCACACCAACCCAACTGGACGAAATCCAGATAATTAATGCTACTGACATGATCGTCAGCAATTCGTACATAACCTTCATTTTTTTACCCCTCTCTTTTCGTAAGCTCCTGGCATTGCAAGAATTTATTAATAAAATACTGCTGTCCCTTACCTGTGACTTTAGTTGTCTTGGTGATGATATTTTCACCCACTCCATTGATGTAGGAGCCTTCCTTGATTTCAAACAATCCAAGTTCCATGCCTTTTTGAGTTGGCATATTCATGCTTGACCCACGTTTGACAAGAAAACCATTTTCACGCATCCACGAAAACAATCTTCGTTGACCGATTTCGATGTCATTCTGTTTTAACAGCTTTGCAAGTTCGCCAACTAAAATTGAGGTCTGACTTCCCGAAACGGCATCTGCAAACACTTCTTTTGGTCGCATACGCTCAACGCTTTCAAGCAAAACTGTATTGTCGGCTTTTAAAGATTCAATGGTTTTGTCAGCCATTCTTAAGGCTCTAGCAAAAACCTGTTCCGGCGTGTTCCATGCTTTCTCAAGGTCGAGAAAATATTGTCTGTACAATCTGCCTTTTTCGGAACGCTGAATCATGCAAATCTGTTTTGCCATATCAACTGAAATTTGATAGTCAACCATGTTCTGGCCGCCATGATTTTCGCTTCCCATATTTGGGTAGCAAATTTTATAGTCTATATTTTCCGCAAATCCATACTCAGCCATTCGAGGGAACCAAGTTGCAAACTTTGTTCCAATTTCCAACCCCTCATGAAGTTCTCTTGCAGAGACAGTTGGCTGCTCCGAATCGTAGTTAACAGGAATTAAATTTTCCACCTAGTCACCTTCCTTTCTTGTTGCGATAAATTACTTTCTCGTTATGATAGTTTTAGGATAAAAAAATATCAATTTTTTCTTTTCCTGTCATTTCAAGAAAATTACCTAAATTGTTAGCCTCTTCAATGTCGAACACTGTCGCACCGCGCATTTTTTTTGTAAATGTCTGCGGGCTAACATGAATTGCGGCGGCACATCCTTTATAAGTCTGTCCTTTTTCCGCAATCATTCCTCTTAACTTGGAAAGATTCATCTTGCGCCTCCTTTCGGTGTTTTGTTTTTCCTTACATGATAGATTATATATCATGTTGTGAAAGTTGTCAAGCATATTATGAAAGTTTTTTTTATTTTTATATTGATTTTCTTTCATAATATGATAGTATATATATGAAAGGAGGTGAGTTAAGAAATGAGTGATTTTACAACAAAGGTTGGAAATAACATTAGGTTTTACAGAGAAAAGAAAAGAATGACACTCAGGGAGCTTGGTGGAAAAATAGGAATAACCGAGGCTACTGTACAGAAGTACGAAGCCGGAAGCATCAAGCGTGTAGATGCCGAAATGATTAAAAAAATTGCTGACGCTTTAAGCATCGCTCCAGCAACGCTTACGGGTTGGGACGAGGAAGACAAAGGTGGAACTGAAAGCTCTGCTATTTTGAAAGCAACGCAAGAAGCCAACCTTTTGAAAAGATACGGTCAACTTAATGAGGAAAACAAGTTGACCGTCAGCAAATTAATAGATTTTTTAGCTTCGACTCAAGAATAAAACAGTACTTTGACGTAAACTAAAATCTTTATTAATTTCAATTTAGGGAGAGGTTCTAAGAGGGTAAAAATTTCTTTTAGAATCTCTTCTTTTTTTCTTTCTTCCATTGTATCCCTCCCACTATATTATAGAACATTCGTTCTTTATTATCAAGTATTTTCTGCTTTTGTTTAATTATATGATATAAAATTTACATTTATGCTTGCTAAAATTATAAATATCCTGTATAATTTTACCTAAATTATTAATATAATAATAATAAAAAAAGAGGAGAAGAAAATATGAGCAAAGAAAAAACTAAAATTTGCAAACACTGTAAAGAAGAAATTGATGCAAAAGCTAAAGTGTGTCCTCATTGCCGGAAGAAACAGGGTGGAAAACTGAAATGGGTAATTATCATTATCATTGTTCTGGCTGTTTTAGGTATGGCAATGGGCGGCGGTGATGATAATAGTTCTTCTGCTGATCCACAGACAAGCACCACAGCAGCCAAGAAAGAAACTGCCAAAAAGGAAGAAACAAAAGAGAAAGACAGTGTAAAGGTTGGCGAATCTTTTGAAAATGACGGTTTAAAAGTAACTGCTAAAAAGGCTGAATTTGGATATGACGCCGGAGAGTATTTTACTGCAAAAGATGGATGCGAATATGTAGCTGTAGACTTTACTTGTGAAAACATTGCAGAAAAAGGTGACAAATATGTATCTGCATCTGATTGCGATTGCTATGCAGATAACTCAGCTTGCGAACAGCAATACATAGGAGACAGTGATTTTGTTAACACTAACTTGTCTCCGGGAAAGAACGTAAGCTTTACAGCATATTACGAGGTACCAAAAGATGCGAAGAAAGTGATTTTAGAATATAGAGCTTCATTCTGGACAGATAAGAAAGTAACTATTAATTTAAAATAGTCAATTAGTCCGCTAATAGGTCAACCAGCAAGAGGGGAGAATCAATTCTTCCCTCTTTTTTTATGCGTTTTGGGTAGCAAAAAAGCGCCTGTTGAAACAAGTGCTTTCGTTCTAAATCAATATACCAGTGTCAATTCCCTCTTGTCATTGTGTATGAAACTGTCCGCCTCTTTGAGGTTGTCAAACGTTTTTACAATGTTCCACTCCTCGTCCTCGACAGTAATTTTCATTTCTGTAGCCTCTTCGATGTCGCCGGACTCCACGATCTCGCCGTCTTCGTCATAGATTTCTGGCAAAATGCAGTATTCGGTAACCAGGTAACAGTCTTCGGTATTCCCGGAAATATAAGTAATATCCGTCTTATATTTCGTCAAGACTTCTTTTGCTTCTTCTAGCGTGTCACAAGATTTTATTAATTCTTGAGAAACACCATCGCAGAAAAATGCACACCCTTGTACTATTTCTGAAATGTCTCGTTCTTTGATCTCTCGTGTGGCTTTATATACGTTATACTTTTTCATACTTCCTTCTTTCTCCGGCGGATTCCGCCGCCGGGCGTGTAATAATATTTATAATTAAAATCTCTCAAGTTTTAAAAGTTCTCGAAGCTGCATTCTTGTCTTTCTCCGAAAAGTAAGAAGGACATTTGTCTCCTGCTCGGCAGAAACACACGCCATAAGGGAAGTAATTGTTTCATCAAGGGCTTTTAATCCTCTATACGCACTTATTGGCTTTGCACCAGTAAGCTGATTCAATCTTTCCTGCAAGCCTCTGTAATCCCACAGAGATTTCTTTTCCTTTGCTTCCTTCCATGCTAATTTTAATCCTTCGGAGATGCAAAGACCTGCCTTTTTAACTAACTCCCACGCTCTTTTCATGATTTTTGATAAATTATATTTTTTCATTTCTTTGTATCTCCTCTCTTGATTTACTTAAATTATACACGATGATGTCTATTATGTCAAGATAAAAATACACAAAAATATATTATTTTTTTCTTGATATTTATTTCAAAATAATGTACTATATATTTATAACGATTAAAGGAGGTTTCGAAATGGAAACACGAGCAAGAAAAAGAAGCAACATATATAAAGGTAGTATCTCATATAGTAATTTATGGGACACGTTAGAACGCAGAGGATTAAAGCGTTCTAACCTATTAGATAAGGAAAGTTTTAATCTTTCCCCGGCACTGGTCAATAAGTTACGGCACGACAGAAACGTGAATATAGATACAATTATGTATTTGTGCGAGAAATTGGACTGTCAGGTGTGCGACATCGTGGAATATAAAAAATAATATATTATCGTGTATTTTTCTCTTGACATAATAGACATTATCGTGTATAATCGAATTAAATCAAGAGAGGAGATACAAAGAAATGAAAAAAACAGTTAAAAGATACAACTTATCAAACATTATGAAAAACGCATGGGAAACAAAGAAAAGATATCCTAGAAAGAGCTTCAGCGCTTGCTTAAGAGATGCATGGAGAGAAGCTAAACAGGCAGTATTAGCTAAGGAAATGCCAGAAGTAGTTGACGTTATGTTTAGCGGTCGCGACTTAACGATCAACCTTGAAAACGGAGAAATCTCCGGAGAAACTTACGAAGTAAAAAAACACATCAAATACATCTTTGATGCAAAATGGAACCCAGCTAAGAAAGTATGGGTATCTGGCCTTAAAAATCTTAGAGCAGTTGTAGCTAAAGAGTGTGTAGTTTACTAATAAATAAAAAAGCAAAAAGAAGGAGAGAGAAAATGTACGAAAAAGTTTTAGAAGCAGTCAAAAATAGCAGCTACGATAGTTTTGGAATTAGAAGAACCTGTGCCGATGAAGATTATAAAGTCGGCGGCATCGCCCGAAACTCCTTTTACTGGGACGTTGAGAATGATCTCTCAACATATCAGACAGAGCCAGAGGAGGCGGAAGGAACGTCCGCAAGAGCCATCCTTTTTGACGACATGGACAGTGACGAGGGAAATCTTGAGGTCATCAAGAGGACAATTGAAAGATTTAAAAAAGAATATCCTTGCTGCCTTCCAGAGGAGAAATTTGTTGTTCTCGGTTCCGATCGCACAGAATATGACATCAACGATGGTGACATCATCATGGAGGACGCAGAAGTTTTATATATCTTTTAGGAGGAAGTGCTAATGCCAAGAAGGACTCACGAAAAAATATGCCAGAATTGTGGAAAGGCGTTCTGGGGGCTGGCAGATAAATACTTTTGCGATGATTGCTCCAAAAAATTGAGGGCAGAGCGCACAAAGCAAGAAAAAATTTGTGAAGATTGTGGCCGCTCATTTATAGGCGGACCTAAATCTTTTAGGTGCCCTGACTGTCAGAGGAAAATAGACGACAGAAGAAAGCAAGCTAATAAATACTATGGGGCAGAACGCCCCCTCGGAAGCACAGACAGGTGTATTGTTTGTGGAAAAGAGTATGTTGTTGAGGGGGGCTTGCAAAAATATTGCAGTGCAAAATGTAGGTTAATAGGGTTAGACAGTTACAATAAGCGAAGAAAGGAGAATATTGAGCAAAAAAAGAGAAAAAAGGCAGAAATGAGGGCAAATCAATTATATGTTTGTCAGTACTGTAAACGCCCTTTTACCCCGGTCGTATTATCCGGGATGAAATTAGCATCCCATTTGTATTGCTCCGATTATTGCAGAAAAGGAGAAAAAAAGATACAGCTGTGCATAGCAGATATTAAGCGTGGGAAAAGCAGAGATCTGCAAAAATATATAGATGATCGCAATCAGTACAGAGAAAAGGTTGCACAGGAGAAAGCTAGTGAAAATTAGCAGCACCCGCCCCGGAGGTTACGACGGCAGGAAGGGAAATAAATGAAAAGAGCCGCTTTGTACGTGCGAGTAAGCACGCAAGAGCAGAAGAACAGTGGATTGTCCGTTGATTCTCAGATAGATGCGCTTGAAAAATATTGTGAGAAACAAGGTTATACGGTTGCTGGCATTTATAACGATGCCGGCATATCTGCACGTAAAAAATACACAAAACGCCCCGCCCTCTTACAGTTGCTTGAGGATTGCAGACAACGCAAGATTGATATAATACTCTTTACGCGCCTTGACAGGTGGTTTAGGGCCGTTGCAGGGTATTATGAGGTACAAAGTGTCCTTGATGCGTGTAAAGTGCCTTGGCGGGCTATCTGGGAGGATTACGAGACAGAAACAAGTCAGGGAATATTTAAAGTAAATATTATGCTGTCCGTAGCGCAGGCAGAGGCAGACAGAGACAGCGAGAAAATACGCTCCGTTATGGAATTTAAGCGGAGCAACAAGGAATATATCGGTGGAAAGGTGCCGGTGGGGTATCGTGTAGAGGGAAAAACCATTGTAAAAGATGAGAAGATGCGAGGAATAATCGAGGATATGTTTGAACATTATTTCCAGACGTTTTCCAAAATGGAAACAGCCGATTATATTTTGAGCAAATACCCTGATTTTATAAGAACCAGAACTAGGATAGTGAAAATTATGTCCAGTCCTGCCTATCATGGGGAAATGTACGGCGTAAAGAACTACTGTGAGCCATACATAACAGAGGAACAGGCACAAAGAATTAAGGAGGTATCCAGTCAAAAAAGTTGGGTAGATTGTAAGAGACGGATTTATATTTTCTCCGGGTTGATACGTTGCCCGATTTGCGGTTACAGATTTTCCGGGCGCACGATGGCCAAGAAAGAAAAGAGGTATAAAGTGTATCAATGCCCTCGATCTGCTGCGAAAAAGCACAAAACATACACGCGATCTGAACCAAAATTAGAAACATATATGCTTAATCACATCGAAGAAAAAATACAGTTAGATATATTAAGGGCGGAAGGTCGTTTGAAGGCAGCCGGAAACGATGTGGAAAAAAGAAAGAAAAAATTATCCAGTGAGCTTGGCAGAATCAACAAGATGTTTGAAAAAGGTAGGATAACAGAAGAATACTACGACGAAAGATATGAGGCTATATCAAAGGAATTAAAAGAACTATCCCAGACCGCCGCAACGGAAGAGTTAGAAACTAAGAAAAAAATACAAAGTAAATTTCCTGACGGTTGGAAAGACATGTATATGCAGTTAGACGAACAAGGCAAGCAGGTGTTTTGGAAAAGTATTGTAAAGGAGATAAAAATATCCCCCAACGAATTTGTGGAGGATATTATATTTTTTTAGTTTTTGTTATACAGTAACTAGCCGTAACCACCGGGTTAAAACCAGTTACTGTATAACAAAATATTAAAAATAAAGGAGATGCAGTTACATTATACAGAAAGAAAGAGGACGTTTCAAGCGCCCTCTTTTATTTTTCGCAAAACCGAACGATATTCACGCGGATACATTGCTTCTATGGCTTTCATGTGTTCGTCAAGTACATACAGCAAATGCTCAAAGTCTGCTTTCCGGGCTACCTCCTTAAATTCAGATTCCGGCTCGGATGCGTAAGAATAATATGCTGTTTTTGGTATTGACTGGTTTGGTGCCTTATCTGGTTCCAGATTATTGCGTACATTGTACAAAATCGAAAGCCGTTCGCAAGTGGCGTAGGTTGTTTTTCCTGCTTCTAATGCCGCAATTTCGGCATTGATTTCATCCATATTAATCATTGCGGCACCCCTTTCTTTTATCGGTCTAATTCTGCTAACGCTCTGCCTAACGCCGCCTGATCTGTGCTAGACAGATTACTGTCGTGCATCATGTCTTTAATGGTCTCTTTTACCTGCATTTTTGCATCATTGTAAGAGTAATGACCTCTCACATAGTGCTGACCTCTACGGGCGTTGCTATAATCACCGTAATCCATGTCAGGATAACGTCCACGGCTGTATCTTCCTGACGTGTCCCAGTCGCCGCCACGGCTGTACTCATCACCGCTCTCTAAGTACATAATTTTGTCGATATTTTTAATTGTGTCTGTGAGCTTATGTGTTGTCTCCAAATCCCCGGCGCTCATATCGCCCTTGCCGGCAATCTCGTCTAACTCTCTGCACATCATCTTTTTTAATTTGTGTAATGATTCCATTTTTTGCCCTCCTTTATGCTACTCTCTCGACAATTAAATTGCTGTTAGCTATATTAATCGCCTGCGTAGATGTGTTCTCAACCGCGATCGTTATGCAACACCCACGCGGCACATCAATAAATGCCGCCGTAAATACATTAAAATATTCGTCTACCGCCGCAGGTGTTACGATTGCTGTCGCACTATTTAATGGTTCTCCGGCGATTGCCAGGGCAATAGAAATAGGTGTCACAGTTCCACCGGCGGGTATGGCGATATTAGCCCCAAAGCTGACCTTATAGCGCGCCCTGCACTGGTTTGTAAGGCCTCTAAGGGTCACAATTCCTGCACCCTCCCGGTGTGTAATACAGCTACCGCACTTTACGGCTGTCTCTGTGAGTGGTAAATTCTGCCCCGCTGCTACGGTTACAACATTACTATTGGTAAATTCTGCCACGTTATATCACTCCTTTTTTAATAATAAACGGCGGAACGATCGCCCCGCCGCTATAAGCATCATCGGCACAAGCCGAACAATCCCGTCAACGCAGGAAGCTGCTAATTATAAAATTTTAGCATCCGCAACCGGTATTACATCCACAGTTACCGTACTGATATGGTGCGGAAACCGGAAAAGCCGGCACCGGTCTAGGGTTGTAATAAGTAAACTGACCCTGCATATATGCCTTCAATGTTTCATTCTGTGATGCCTGAGAAGCCGCTAACTGTGCCGCAAATAACTGCTGATTCTGCTCGGCAATCTTAGCGTCCTTAGCTTCGATTCTCTGTGCTGTAAGAGCATCAAGGATAGCTCTAGCGTTGTTGTTCTGGTTGTCAATGATGTCTCTTGTGTTGTTTGCGTTGTTAAAGTTTGTCTGGCAGAAGCCGTTTGTAACTTCCTGCTGGATTGCATTGGTGTTCATCGCCATATTGTAGTTAACGCCTGCGATAGCCTGCTTGTTATCACAACAGCACTGTGCTAACTGTGCCTGCAAAGCGTTGAAGCTCTGCATATCTGCAATCTGTCCCTGCTGGATTGCATTTCGTGTATCGTAGCCGTTCTGCTGGATTGTGCTATTTGTTCCTGCAAATCCGTTGAGCAGAGAGGTGTTCATTGCATAAAATCCGTCACAAATACCGGTGTTGATAGCATCACCCTTGCGCTCAAGGGAGGAAATACCGCTATCAATCTGGCGCTGTAAGGTTGCAAAGTCGGAAGCTAATACATAGTTATCTACCGCGCCTCCGCCGCCGTTATTCCATCCATTTCCGTTTCCCCATCCACAGAAGATAAAGAGGAAAAGAATGATAATCCACCAAGCACCGTTACCCTCGCCAAATGCGCCGTTATTGTTGCCTGTGACTGCCGCCAAATCTGCCGGACTCATTCCGTCTGTTGTTAATCCCATGAAATCACTCCTTTTTATTTATTTAAAACCTTTTAAAAGGTTTTGAAACTGTGTTGCCATGCCCTGCAACTGGTTATACTGTTGCTGGCTCATTTTCCCGCTATTTAGTAGGTTTTGCACTTCCTGCTTCGGGTCCCCCTGAAACTGCTGCCTGAACTGTTGAAACTGCTGTATCATCTGCATTGGATTGAGATTCATTCAATACCCTCCTTCTTAACGTCTCCATTTGCCTTTCTAAGGCGTTTAAGCGTTCCTCGTAGTTAATTGGTTGGCTAGACTGCGAAAGCTCCGCTGTGGGCGAATTTGAACCCTTACGCTTATACTCAAACACCTCTAAAAACGGTCTGCCTGTTTGGTCTGCTCTTTTTTCGTAAAAAACTGGCGCCTGACTGTCCCACAAACGGACAAAAGAGTTTGGTGCCACTAAATATGCCTCCGCCGCGCCCTGCCCTTGTACCCAAATCCGCTCATCGGGGTTGGTCTGCTGTTGCATTTGTTGTGGTGGTGCCTGCTGCTGTTTTAGTCGGTTGAGTTGGTCAAGATAATCCGGCTGTGGATATTGTGCGTACTGTGGATACTGTTGTGGATATTGTGGATAACCGAACATTTATTTTCCTCCTTCCCTCCAATAGTAGATAGGTGTCATTGCTCCGCTGTCCCACGTATCGTAGTAATTGCCATCAATTACCGCTATAACGTGCCCTGACAGTGCTAAAATATAAGCCCCTTCTGGGTGATTGTTTGCAAATTCCGAGACGGTGCAGGTCATATATTCGTCTGGGATTATATAACGGCTAAATCCATTATCTTTAAGGTATGCGCCCCACACCGCATTAGCCGAAGGCATATCCGACAACATTAAGCCGTACAGGGCAAGCTGTATATATGTTTCTTCCCACGTCTGCCCTATAGCTTTTGAGATAGCGCGCACGGTGCAATCTCCCACTTTTGCCGCCGCGGGATTTGGATTCCAATATTGATACATCTCTCCGCCCTCCTTATACTTTTATTATCGCAAAAAAATAAGCACACCACCACGAAGACAGTGTGCTTATTTCTGCGCAATTTTTAAATCATCTTTAGTTTTTTAAAGGCTGTTTATGTATGGGATCGTGCCGGGAACTAACAAAATTTTTTCCACGGCGCAACTCCACAGCCCTTGTAATCCTCTCGTGCTTATATCCATTTTCTCGGCGGCTTGCTCTTGCGTTAATCCGTCAAAAAGCAAGTACTGTACAGTTTCGCGTTCCCGCAAGGTTAAGCGGGCACACGACAAGGCGTAGTCAATAAATTGTTTATCGCCTAATTTCCAGAGTTTTTTTATTAAACTTCTGTTCACTGCATCACCTCAACACGCAAAAATTACGTAAATTTATTTCGTTTTGTCCAATCCTAAAATTGCTCTGACTTTGTCCGGTAATAAATCCGGGTTAATTTTGCCGATATTCTCCACGATAGAGCCAAGCTCCATTAAAATGATGTATACGCACACGCCTGCGGCAATAGGCACCTGAAAGCCTAAGTCTACATATTTCTGAGCGTAGTCGATAAGATATGCAAGCACCACAAGCATAATGGATCCAAATTTGTGATACAATCCTTTTCTCATTTCTGAGGATTTCCACTCGTGGTTGGCACAGGCGGCTACTCCGCCGCTAGCCAAATCAAAAACTACAAAAATACAAGTTATTAAGGGTAACATAATATCTACCATCTCCATTCCTCCTTAAAAATTATTTTTCTTTTGTTTTTATAAATTAATTAAAGCCCTCTTTAGTTAATTAGTTAGTTTCTGCTTTCGATTCTTCTTCCTTATTAACATTCATCAGCTTATTGTACTGTTCCTCTGTAATCCTGCCCGTTGCGAAGAAAATATCAATCTTATTCTTTAAATCGTCTGTCAGACCGTTTCTTTCTTTAAGTTTTAATAATGTTCTATATAACATCTCTATACCTCCAATTCTGTTAATGCTGCTGCGTATTCGCTGTTAACATAGGCTTCTGCGGATTGTAAATCCATATCATAGATGTAATCTCGGTTGTCGTTAAGTTGCTGCTTGACATAATTCCAACCATTTTGCATTGAAATCGGATAATTAAATACTGTATATCCATTCAATTGCTCTGATGCGACATTGACATTGATCACGGGGTAGTAGGCGGCTAATTCTTTGAGTGCCCGAATTTCTTCCTGAGTAAGGGAGATTTCTTCTGGAACTATTAACGCTAAAAATACTTTTTCTCCTGTTAATTTACTTGTTGCAACATTAGCAGAAACCCAGACTCTACACGTATCATCAAAGGATTGAGTCGATATGTAATTTTCACCTTTTCTCGTTGCACTCAGAATGTTTGCAATCAGGCAAGAACATAGACATTTTTTGTCATATGTGCTATCTATAATGCCGGGGTTATCACCTACATGCCATGCCAGATACTGTGCACCATCCGCAGCAACAATCCAACGGTCTCCGCCAGAAAAAACATATTCATATACTCTCTTCACTAGCTTCCCACGTTCCACATCCACATAATCCGCAATATACTGCTGTCCGTCAATTGTGACGTTGCCACCACTTGAGACTGGAATTGCGTTAAGGATGATATTGTTAAGCGTAACAGATTGAACCTTTAATCCATCTTCGTTTGTTACTTTAACTGTAGGATTTACAACGCTCTTAATCTCAACTGGATTCTCTGGCGTTGGTGTTCCATCTTGTGATGATTTGCCATATATCATCATATCCCGAATCTTTCCATTGTCGGAATCAGTGATGTGAGTTTCGCCCTGATTTGAGGCATAGAACTTTGTAATTTTGTTGGATAAATCTTCCTTTATCAAACCAATTTCTTTTTTTAGCGGGCCAAGGTCTTCTGTTGTTTTCCCATGTTTTGAGAGCACATACGCCTCATCTCCCGTTAAACCACTTTTTCTCATGCTCTACACCTCCCTAAAGTAAAAACCACTTGCTATCAGGGGCATAAAAGCCATATAATTCCCCCGTGTCTACACATAACGCCGTCGAACCACTTGCAACATAATGAGGCAATTTATCTACTTCGGAAGACTTCCCCCAGTAATATCGCTTGCTTCCGTCCGTATCTATGCAATCCCAGCCGCCTAAATCGTGTATAACATCTCCTTTGCGGTATGTCTGTCCATCAATAATTATTGTCCCGCTAGCTATCATACTTCCACCTCCTTATGCATAAATCTATCAGACAGCTCTAGCACGCAATCTGTGAGCATCTCATTTTGTTTTGTGAGCTCTTCTATTTTTTTATTTAACTCCGGTATAGATGGTGTATCATCACCAAATATGTGTTCCGGTTCTTCTCGGTCAACGTTCTCAACGATTTCATACTTTCCTTCCTTGTTTTTTTCAATGTGGCACGTACCGTTTTCATTACACCACTGTGCAGCTTTTGGAGGGTACAAGCCATCAAATACGTATCCAATATAATATTCTTCCATAATTACACTCCTAACACATATCTTAGTACAAAGCCTTGATTGTTAACGGCTATTCCGTTTTGTGCGTTATTAGATTTATTATTGTCAGTACCCTGTATAAATGTATCACCGATATATAAGTATTTATTTAATCCGTAATATGGATTGCTCATTAACATACCATCTCCAGGTCGCCAGGCAACGTGCTGTTTAGGTACAAAAAACGTTGTCCACCACCAATTATCACAAGCTCCATTACTATAGTGGCTCCAGACAAATACGGCACCGGTCGGTTGCATTGATATTGGCTCATTTAGTGTAAATTTATGCTCCGCAATCATCCAGTATCCTACGCTGTTAGCATCCCACAGGATGTTATTTTTGCCCAAGATGCACTCTACGTCATTAGATACAAATTGGATGTGGTGGTTATCGACATACATCCCGGTTCCCATAGACTCGTACAAGTCACTATACGTCGAGCCCTCTTTGACGGTTAACGAAAGTCCTGTGGTGTCCTTGGTTTTATCGTAATACAATTCCAGAGCCGCCTTGCCGCCGCCATGGATGTCGTCTGGGTTTGTCTGCTGGGTGGAAACAACAATGTTGCGGTCGGATTGCATCACGGAGCCGGAGCCATCATAAGTTTTATCGCCGTCCGTGTTGGTGATCACGATAGGTGCTGTACCAAACCTTACAATCTCCCTATTACCGTTTCGCACAGCCATACCATATGCATCAAGTAAAGTATTTTGTTTAAGGGTGTTCCCTCTCATGTCGCCAACTACCAGTCCAACATCATCTATATAATCAATAAAATTTGTTGCAGTTTTAGCTGCATTAATAATTTTTTTGTTCTGTAACCCAAAATTTTTAGCGGTTCCTTTTTTAAATCTTTCATGCGATTGTTTTACTTTTTCTGCGGCTGTATCATCTGTTGGTGGAGATGTAAGATTTCCAGTAAGCCATGCTTTTCCACCGGAGACACGTATTTTTACCGTATCCCCAGATTTGCAGTTAATAGCCATCTGTGCGGGGGTTTCGTCTGCTCCACCGTCAATGTGGACATATGCTGTTTTTTCGTCAACCCGAAGGACTTTTGCAACTGTATCGTATGCTTTTGTTTTGCTTTGCTTCATCGCCGAGGCAATCTCTTTTACAAACTCATTCAATGCTTTCCACCTCTTCCTTTGTGCGGCAACCATGTTCCAGGGATAGCGATTGTGATGTTATTCTAAATTTTCCGGTAAGGTTATGCCGTGGATAGTTTAAAAAGACCACATCGCCCAGAAGAACGTCCTCAAAAAATCGCCGGCTGTACTGCATTGTTCTGGCAGGATTCTGCAATTCTTTTAGTTTTCTCACAGCGTATGCCGCTATGTTTTCCCCAGAGGATAATTCAACGCCTGTTTCTGATTTCCACACTTCCCTGCCCCGACTGACAGTTGATAAATAACTGTCCGGATTATCGTCTCTTGCGATGGCTGCGCCGTAATCGTCATGTATTGCCATGAAACAATTTGGTGTGTCATACCAATTAAATGTGTCTGTTACGTCACACTCTATGATGTCATTTGTGTTAATTCCCACTGTAAGACTGCTATCATTATCATTTGCGCAGATAACAATGCTTCCATCGCCAAGTATTCGCATCCTCCAACCAATAGCATCTAAAATATGCAGTGCCATCGTGAGCCTTGTTTCCCCATCTTCCGCAACGATATTATCTGTAGTTATCGGCGATGTTCCCTCGACATACACAGGGGCAGGGATACAATCATTGAGCAGATTTTTAATCTGCTTTGCTCCGCTGCCGGCTGGTGCATAATAACCACGCGGCAGGATCACATCATCTGCCGGCTTGAGAACGGAATGACAGTCAATGTTGTAAGTTTCCCTAACACCATCAAGCTTTCTTTCCGGGAAGGCGGTCAAGCCAGTAAACAGTGCTACTTTTGCTCCTGTCCCTCCCTGTCTGGCTTGCAGGTAAATGCGAACCCAACACTCATTGTCTGTTATCTTTTCTGTCATTGTAACAGATGCAGATTCCCTTAAATCTGACGTACTGTCCCGGTCAATACTGCCCTCAGTAAATTCAAATTCTTTCTGGTCCGTCCACGTCTTGGGGTCAACTGTAGTCAAAATATATCTTGCTGAAAATCCTTTGCTCCAATCCATCACATCACCTCGTTAGGATGCTCTGCGCTCCACTGTTCTTCTGTCACAGCGTCCAGTTCTTGCGAATCCACTTTTTTAATCGTTAGTGAGAAGTCTGTCCTCATTTTATTATCGTGGTCTTTTTTCTCCGACACCTGTATATCGCAGGAAAAAGACGAGCCGTCCGGCGTTCTGACGTGGCATATTCCGGGATATGTCGCGAGCCGCCTCATTTGCTCAATCATTGTTGGTTCTGTTAGCGAGATACTTACTGCATCAATTTTTAAATCACGAGTGACTGCAGGGTTCCAGTCACCTTGTACAGAGCCACCAAGGTATACTGTCCTCTCAAAATCTTTATCCCATGAGTTATCTAAATCAAGGTTATACTGGATTTCGATAGATTCACTGTCAAAATCAATGATTGCCTTTTCGTGGGCTATCGAAAATTCGTTGTATAACCATGCAAACGAGCTATCTACTGTTATATAGTCGCCGTTGGCGGTTTTATTTACAACCAGTATGCCGCCGTATTCGTTTAGTGCCGGGTACGGGTCAACGTACTTCTGTCCATAGATTCCGTTTTCCAGAATTAATTCCGCCCTGTCCACACTCATCCGGTATAAATCAAATGTGTCCCCGTCAGCATATGTGGTTGGCTTGGTAACAACAACGCTCGCTGTTTTGTTATCTTCGCTTGTGCTTACGGTGGCCGTTGGTACTTCCGGTTGATGTTTCCACCGCACAATAAACGGTATCTTTTTTTCTGCCACATGGTCATAAATATCTGTAAATGCAATCTGTATGCTGTACCTTGCACCGTCATCCATCTGCCCGATCAGGTCGCCCAAGGCAATACTGTAGTTATCTGTTTCACTACCGGTAAAACTGGCAATAATTTCGCCGGCAAAATGCTGTTCCTTTAATCCGTCCGGGCGCAGAATATAATAATCCTCGTCCCTGACAACCGTTACTTTTGCTGTACCAGCAGAATCCCCGAAGGAAGGGGCTATTGTTAATGGTAGCTGCTCTAAATAATTTGTTGTGCCTTCCGATGATTCCGGCACTGTCTGGTCGGTCGTTTCCGTGGCAACATCGCCAGAATTATATGTAGCCGTCTCAGAGATAAGATTCGTCGCAACGTTGCCTATCACAGGTTTTGCAACAATTTCAACAGCCACAGAATCTGACCATGCTCCTTCCTTGCCTCCCTGTGCTGTAACCATTGCTTTTAAATAATGGATTTCTCCTACGTTCCACAGATTACTCAAAAGACCATTTGCAGTATAGATTTTATTAATGTTTTCAATCGTTTCTGATAATGTTTCCATGCCCGAAGACATCATTAAAACCACGACATTTCCATCATTTCCTTTAACCGGCTCATCGTTAATCGCCTCTGCTATTTTTATACTTGCCTTACTGTTCCCAGTGTAGCCAACACTGCAAATAACTGTATCATCCAGGGCGAGATAATTTTCCGTTGTTGCAAGCGTAGGAGTCGTTGGTGTCTCGCTCAAAGATACGGAAACCGTATCAGACCAAGGAGATAACACTTCCTCGTCCCCGGACGTATCCCGCAATCTTACGCGGAAATAATATGTTTTTGCCGATTCCAGGGACCCGATATGCCATGTGGTCTCCCTGTCCTCTACATCATAAGTAGTTGGGGCATCCGTACTAATCCATGCGTCCTCATGGTCTGCCCACGCAATGGTAGCTGCATCCGCATTTTTCCACGACCAGTCCCATGTTAATTCTACGGTATCAGATGCTACCGCCATTGCAGTTATATTTTTCGGTGGGACTGCGATTTTTCGTGTCTCTGAGTAAACCCACCCTGACTGCATGAGGGGGCTAAGTTTGTAGGTGATGCCAGATGCTCCGTTTTGAGGTGTAGAAGTTCCGGTAAAATTCTTGAGGGCAATCTGGTATTCAGTGCCGCCGGAAACATCCGGACACGTAACCGTGATCGTCCCCTCTTTGTCGGTGATTGCAATAATACCTTTTTCTTCGTTGTCTATTTTCATCCAGACGGCTGTTTTAGCATCAGGTACTTCCGTGTTACGCTCAATGCTGTTAATTGTAAGTGTTGTTCCTGTTGCCGATACCGTATCAAATGACGGGGATTTTAAAGCCCCTCGTGCCGCTACTCGTGGCTCAGAGTACGCATATTTTTTATCATGCGTACTCTGCACTCTTGTCCACATAATCTGGTCTTCCGCTATGCCATCGTCTGTGTTAAAATCTGCTGACACCGTATAATCATGGTACGCAACAGTTACTCCGGTACTCCATGATGTGCCAGTATACCTCTCTCCGCTTTCTGGTGTGTCTATGGCGTATTGTAACTCCATGGAATCCACAGGACGGTCCTGCGGCGATGCCTGCACCCAGTTTGCCCATACATACCGACTAGAGGAACCTATCTCTTTGCTCCCTGTGCTCTGTATGTTTGGGCGCTCCGGGATGCTGTAATAATGGTATGCATAGCCCCAACCGGAATCCCCGGCACATCCTCTCGACTTTACCCTTACAATACGGCAGAATGTCATACTCTGCGTTGGGGAACCATCCTCTGTTATTTCCCATGTACCAGAAGCCCCTGTATAAGCCGAATTGGCAAAGTGAGCGTTAGCAATGGCGCCCTTATAGTTTACCATTAATGCGGTCTGCACCTGTGTTTTTGCGAAATGTCTTGAGTCATTCGCCTCGTATGATGTGCTCCAAGTAAACGTACCTTTGTTTGCGCCGGTATCATCAAGAGAATAGGAAACAGAAGGGGTATTTGGTGCATAAATGGTAAACGTCTTTGTGGAGGATGCGGCTGTATAGGTATGCTTTTTATCACTTTTTGTTTTGCCTTTTACCTTAAATTCTATCGCGTTTAATAATTTTGATGAGACAGGATAATAATTTTTTGCATCAAGTGCTACCGTTTTTTTGGTTGCTGATTTTCCTACATCTATTTTTTTCCATTTTGTCCAATCCCATTTGGAGGCACCAGCGTTTTTTGTATGTAGACGATACCATAGCCACTGTCCATCCTCATATTTTTTCGCCGGTATTTTCCAAGATATTGTAAATTTCAGATTGTCTCTCGATATAGACAGACCGCTGGGAGCAGCAGACTTTTTATTTTTCTTCGCCATTATGCCATTTTCACCTGCCTTCTAAGCTCGCTTGCCATCCTTCTTCCCCATTCTTCCGGATTATCTGCGCCGTTTACAGTTACATTAATAGTTACATCATTTTTCGTTCCCTGTGTTGCCTCTTTGATATCGCTCATTAACCTACTACGACCGTACAGCATCTCGTCTCCTGCTTCTCCTGCTCCAAACAATGTGGCGTCAGAAAATACATACGGGCTTTCCATAGCCTTTTTATACCAGCTAATGTGGAATGATGGTAGTGAGCCCTTTCCGCCAATACCGAACGGAGCTTTTCCGCCGGAAACACTCAGGTGCGGTAGGTTTAGGTGTGGAAGAGACCAGCTAAACTTTAAGGCACTCTTAAACCGTCCAGGGAAGCTTTTTACAAGGGATACTGCCTTAGTAAAGATGCTCTTTACAGCTGACGGTATCTTAGTAAACGCCCCTTTAACAGCGGATAAAATGCCGTTGCCCTTAAACGCCCCTTTGAATCCGTTTACGGCATTTTTAGCAGCAGTCTTTAAGAGCGATGGGAGATTTTTGACCCCTTTTATTATGCCAGTAACAATGTTTTTACCAAGCGAAAACCAGTTGAACGCTGTAAATATACTTACAATGGCTGTGATAATTTTAGGCAAATTAGCAATTAACAACGGAATCGCACGAACTAGGCCAATCGCTAAATTTGTTATGATCGTTACTCCTGTCGCAAGGATTTTTGGCGCGTTATCGTTAATGATACCGGCTAAATTTGTTATGATCGTAGGTACATATGCAATCAATACAGGGATAGAGTTAATCAACCCTTGCGCGATATTTTGGATAAGAGCCAAACCTGCATTTATTAGTTTTCCTGCATTGCTTCTCAGCGATTCCGTAAATTGCGTCAACATCGGCAACGCCTGTCCTAAAAAGGTTGGGATGCCCTGAGTCATGCCGCTGGCAATAGTCGTCAGCAAATTAACTCCGACCGAAGTAAATACATTTAGCCCTGTGGAAATCGTAGAGGCGAGATTATTTAACAGTTGGCCGACAGCAGTTGTAATACTGCCAGAATTTTGAGTAACACTCGAAATTAAACCGTTTATGAGGTCGCCGCCGATTTTTGTCAGCCCCGGCAACTGACCACTAAAATTAATCGCATCTTGCGTCAGTTTGGAAAAAGCGCCGCTTATACCGCCGGATTCCATCGCCTCAGCTAATCCACTAACCTCGCTTGTTATACCTTTGATGGCACCACGGATAGCGCCTGAAAAAGTATTGTAAAAACCCAGTTCTAAGCCCTCTGTAGCACTAGATAGTAAGGTTATGTCACCTTTTAGATTGTCTAGCTGTGTAGCCGCCTGCTGTGCCGCGGAGCCGGAAGAATCCTGTATTCCTTTCCAAAATTTTTGCACGGTCGCATCACTTGATGCGGTCATTTTGTTAAATGCCTGTAAACCTTGTGTTGTAAAAATTGTAGCAAGAGCATTGTTTTTTTGTTCCGCTGTCATACCCTGTAAAGAGCCATTAAGCTCGTCTACGAGGTCGTTAAAATCTTTTGCTTCGCCGTTTGATTTATAGGCAGATACCCCTAACTGGTCTAAAGCTTTTGATGCATTATCAGTCGGAGTATATAAGTCTGCCATTGCCCTATTTAACGCTGTAGATGCCTCGGAGCCTGTCACGTTCTGCTCTGCTAGGCGGAGTAGGGAAAGTGTGACACTGTCCGCCGATTGACCGTAGTTTTTTGCCGTGGCGGCAGAACCGGAAAAGGCTTCTCCAAGTCCCCTTACGTTTGTATTCGCAAGAGTAGCACCCTTTGCCATTAAATCAGCATAATAAGATGCGTTGCCCATCGAATCGCCAAAGCCCTTTACAGCTCCGGCGGTATACGATGCCGATTCTTCCAGACTCATGGCACCGGCAGAGGCGAGGTTAAGCACTGTCCCGATGCCGCTAATCTGCTCATCCGCCGATAAACCGGCTTGGGCAAGAATGTTCATGCCTTCCGCTGCTTCCGTCGCGGTGTACTTTGTAGTGCGCCCCATTTCCTCAGCCTTGGCTTCGACATTCCCTATCTTATCTACGGTTGTTCCCATAGTAGCTGCTACCTGAGACATCGCGGTATCAAAATTCATTCCGGAATCTATTGACGTTTTTGTAAATGCAACGGCGGCGGCAGAACCAGCCGCCATGGCTGTTTTAGCCACCTTCCCGACTGTTTTAAATGCCCCGCCGATTTTTGATGTGGACGAGCTGGCGTTACCTTCTGCTTCTTTCAGCCCCTGCTTATATGCGGTGTCTTTGATTGCCAGAGTGACAAACAACTCCATTACATTCAATTATTCCACCACCAATCCGGCTTTTTTAATGACGTCCGCGGCTATTTCTTCGCCAGTCTTTGTTGCTGTTTGTTTTTTATCATTATCAATTAAATCAACAAACGATACGTAGAGATATTTCCCGCCGAACGCCTGCGAAATACTTTCAGTTACATATTTCAGCCCGTCAGCCATATATCGTTTGTAAATTAATTCCTCTGTGTCGTCTAAAACCTTAGCCTTGACGTACAGCAAGAATCCCTTTACGCTTCTTCCTCTGTATTCTCCTGCGCATCGCCAGAGTGTTCGCCGGTTTCGCCTGTTGGCACTGAGAAAAAAAGCTGACGCACCTCCGGCTCATTAACAAGGTCAACCATGCCTTTGATAACGTCCATTAATTTATGATTTTTCTTGTATTCCTCGACGCTCTGCAATTCAAACGCCGCTAAGATTCCGATTACGTCATCTTTGTGTGTTTTTAACAGCCTAGGAGCTGTTTTAGCGCCCCTAGCAAAGATTTTGATGTATTTATCACCTTCCCGCGGCGCAAGTTCCCGGCACAGGCTGAGTGCATCATCATCATCTGCAATGTTACCGATATGCTCGAGGGAATTCGCAATTGCTTCTAAACCCTGTTCTGCTGTTAATTCTGATAATCTCATGCTTTACCTCCTACGCCGCTTCGCCTGTTCTGATATAGACCTCGTAAGGCACTGTCTCTGCGTTCTTAATGCTATAATGTCCTGTGTATTCGAAATCAAAATTTCCTTTGGATTTATCATCTGATTTAATTTTAAATCCGCCCGTTGAGAGGGCGTTCATAATTTTAATCGCGATAAATCCGGCAGAATCCCCGGAATTCTCGTCCGAATAGTCACCTATCCACCAAATATCCTTAAAATCTTCTACCTTTAAATCTGCTCTTGGTGTTACTTTGTTTCCTGCTACGTCTGCCGCCGCCATAAAGCTTTTAGCCTGTGTGGTATCCATAGTAACGGCTGTACCTGATAATTTTACTTCAATAGATTCGATTTCTTTGAGTTCCATCGTGTTTTTGGGTACGTTGTCAATATCTTCCCCGAAATCCGTAAAGGATGGCTCTGCGCTAAAGCTACAACCGCCGCTGGTTGCCATGAGGATGTTAGTTGCTGTTATGGCGCCCGTTTCTGTATCAAAAGCTGATACAATAATACCGGCGTTAATCTGTATTTTTTTAAAAAGGTCAGAAGGTACCTGTGTATACTTCATTTGCTCACCTCGTTAAATAGTTATAAATTGCATAGTTATCACTGTGTATCTGCGTACTATCGACGAGTCGGCTTCATCGACCAAAGGAGTCCACGGTTGGTCTTGCGACAGGAAAATAAATCCATCATCGCACTTGATCGTAGTGCCTCCTTGCAATCTGTCACTGATTTCTTTTGCTTTTTTGTTTGGGACTGCCTCAGATTCTGTGTGATACCAAATGTTTACAGTACTAGCGGCGGCTGCGCCTGTCCACCAGTTTGCTATAATCGGTTCGTATGTGATAAAAGGAAATGCGGTATCCTCTGGTACTCTGTTAGACGGATATGCAGTTATGCCAAAGGATGACCAAAATTGATATAGTGCCGCCGTCGGGGTCATGACGTTAACTCCCACTTTTCCGCCATGACCTGTGCTATGTCTAAATTGGACGATGCAGGGGTTTCTTTTTCTCCTGCATTTGATGTGATTCTAAAAATCTTTCCGTCTTTTGTTTTTAATACATCGTGGTAGCTCAGTTTTACTGTTTTAGCTGTAGTGATCGTATATGTTGCTGTTACCCCCTCTTTTTCCGCCACTCTGGCAGACATGGAGGTGTCGCGGACTATTGCCGCCTGTATTTTAGCGCCCTCGACCCACTCGGTGATAAATCCACCCTCGCCGTCAGAAGTACGCTTTTTATCCATGAGTATGCAATCCTGTAAAAATTCATTGATTAAACTCATGCCATTTTCCTCCATGGGTTCAGGCGCGCCCTAAAGGCATCTTGCCATGTGTAGGTCTCGCCCTTGCTATTTGTTGCTCTACTGTACGAATAGCCGCCAAATGACTCCGACTGATACGCTCCTAAATTGCCGTTTTTCGCCTGCCACTCGCTGATTTCGTCCACCAGTGATAAAAACGGTTTAGGGATAGCCAGCGGAACCACTACGCCGTCAAACGTCTCCTCCTGTAACGGGGCAGCATCGCCTTTGTGATACTGATAAACCCCGTCATTAAAGATAGAGCCACTAATTAAATAATATTGCCCGTCCTGCAAAGGGAGACGAATCGCGGTGCCGGAATAACGCAAGTCTTTGGTGTCTACTGTCGCACCTATGTGTGTGTCGAAAATCCAATCCCCGATTGTTATTTTGCCTGTGATCGCCGCCCCTTTGACCGGAAAAAAATTGTGAATGTGATTCATGATTTCATAAAGCACTCAATCAACCCCTTTTATTTTCCGTTCGAACTTGCTTTTGAAACGGCGCTTGATACTTCTGGGATAGTTTCTGTAGTTCCGACAGTAACTACGCAAACACCGTCAAGGTATTCTGCCCACAGTTTCATGCCCATAATGGCGTATGTTTCGCCTGTGGCGTTTGTATAGTTGCCGCCTGCGTGAAATCCAATCAGATTTGTTTCGCCAGATGTTGTGTAGTCCAGCCCGAGCTTTTTAAAATCACTGTCGCCGGGATCAATATAATATAAATCAATATTCTCCACCGGTGTTGCGATGACGGTTTTTGCCGGAATATAGTCGTCAGGGAGAAGGAACAATGTGGAGAAACCAAAGAAATCTTTAATATACTGCAAACCAAACATTGTCTGCACGGTAATCTCTTTGTCACCTAACCAGTCATAAAAATCCATTACATTTGCAAATCCTACGACTTCGGTTACATTTCTGTTCATCCCTGCGAATTTATTGAGTACAGCACCTTTTGCGATTGCAAGTGCCTTCTGCCACTTTTTCTGCGTTCCCTTTAATGTTCCTGTTTTTAAAAACGTGTAGAAATCTTTCAAAACCTTGTTCTGCAGCTCAACCATAAAGGCATCATCTGTCTTTTCGATTGCGACTGTTGCGCCCCATTTTGCCACAGACTCAAGAGTTAAAGATTTAGCGTATTTTTCTACAACAATATCTTCTCTCTTACTTTCTACAACCTTAAACTGTGTAAAAGGGATTGCTTCTCCCTCACCCACGCTTGCGCCGCCCTGTAAGGCTTCATCTTTCATCTGCGCCTCGTAGGTTACTAAGCTAGTGCCCGGCTCTTTTCTGATGGGCTTAAAGATTCCTAAGATAGTTCTTAATGCATCCCAATTTTTGTCAAATCTTGTTACAAAATCAATTTCTCTCGCTTTGAGAGCGCTATCTGTATTTAATACAGTGCTAGTGGTTACTCCTGCCATCGTCTACTCCTTTCAATAGCCAAAAAGTTCGTGATTTTCCGCAATCGCTTTCTGACGTTCGCCCGCATCTTTAATTTTCATAATTTCTTCCTTGGTCATTTTCCCCGGTTCTCCTCCCGGTGGATTTGATACATTAGCGCCTTGAGTCGTTTCGGTTGTAATATAATCGGCATACGCTTCTTTGATGCCTTTTTCTACCTCTGTTGCGTTCTCAAGTTTGCCGTCAGCTCCGATTTTCAAATTATCAATAGTCTCTTTTGATGCTTTTAATGCAAGGCTAATTACCTTGCTAGACACGCCAGAATCCTCGAGCATCTTTTTATATGCAGCTTCTTTTGCATTGTAGGATGCTTTCTTGTCCTGTTCGGCTTTGTAGCTCTCAAAGCCTGCGTGTTCCTTCTCGTACTTGCCTTTCCAATCGTCCTTTTCGTAGTCCTCCAATTTCTTCTGGAGGTCTGGAACTTTCTCCGCATCCTCTTTGTATTTACTAATCTCATTCTTGAGACCTGTAACGGTCGCGGAGTGTTCCTCGATAATCGCGGAAACCTGTTCATCTGTGAGTGTCATGCTCTTTAAAAAAGCCCTTGTTAATGCCATTTGATTTACTCCTTTTCTTTGAGGGATTTCTTTCCCTAAATGACTTTATATGTAAATCGCAGTACTTCGCGATTACTTTCTAAATGTTTTTGCGGCTTTGAGGGATTTTGCTCCAAATTTGCCGTCAATTTTTAATTTACATTTCGACTGGAAAATACTAACCGCATCTTCCGTCTTTTCGCCGTATTTGCCGTCAGTATCTAATTTCGAGCTGATAGCCCAGTTTAAAAACTTCTGCAATTTTTCAATTTCCCTTCTTGCGCCTTCTAGCACTGTAATGCCGTCTAAAAATGTGTAATAGCCTCGTGACGGCAATTTAGGGAATTTCCCAGTGTATTTAGCCTTTTTCGCTGTTTCTTCCTTCTGCGCCACCGCTGGGAAGTCATGATACAAAATATTTAAATCAAAATTTCCGTCGTTGCCGGTTGAAACCTTGGTTGGAAACACGCCGGAGCTGGTATACTGCCACACCATAAGGTCGGATACGTTTGTGGGCTTATAAGATTTGTTCGGTGTCGATTCAAACGCCATGAGGTTATAGCCTTTGTAATAACGTGCAATCCACCAGTTTTTACACTTGACCTTGTTTTTATTAATATGCTCCGAAAAATACGACATCCCAGTGTAAACGCCAAATTTATACCCTCTTGACTCAACGGCAGTCTGTGCCGCATTAATAATCTCGGCAATCTTTACCTTGCTCAGCCCTGCCTGCACTTTGTCCTCAATATCAAACCAAACGCCGTATTTAAAATGTTTCTTACTAATTTTGTCGAGGATGTCGCATACAAGTTTCATGTCTGACTTAGCTTTCGCCACTGTAGTAGCGTATGTGTAGTTATACACGCCCCATGGAATGCCTAACTCCTCACATTTTTTATAGTTCTCTTCAAATTTTTTATCTTTGCCTAAATCCTTGCGGATAATCTTAATAATCGCACCACCACAACCGTATTTCTTTACTTTCTTCCAGTCGATTGTGCCGTTGTATACCGATACGTCAATAATTTTCCTCTGTGTCATTTTCTCACCCTTTCCATCTCAGCACATATAAAATCTTCTGATTTCCGTTGATTATCCTATGTATCTTTTTGTATGTTCCGCCTGCTTTTTTAGTATTTGTACTAGCCTTTCCGGCATCCCACCACACCATTTTATTTCTCTCGTTTATTCCTGCGAAAATATTGGTATGCAGGCGGTAAAAACAAATATCTCCCGGTTTTAATTTGTTTTTATAATCCCGGGGTAATTTATTTACTTTTATCAATCTATATCGTTTTGATATAGCTGCTTTTGTTCCTGTGCCCTTATAGACAACTGTTCCGTTCTTGTTGCAATAAAACAGTTGCCCCGGTTTGAGGATGCCTAATTGCTGTAGGCAATAGCATACATACGATGCACAATTACTTACCTTTTTCTTCTTTGCACCCGCCCAGCTATTCGCCACATTCTGCGAGTATTTAAACTTTTTATCAGTAAAATACTCTGCCGTTTCCTTTGCCTTGACGAGTAAAGACAATCTGTCCATTATCCCATCGCTCCTTTTAATTCATCCGCAATGATTGCTGTGTATTCTTTTGCGTAATTTGCCGCCGCCGGTTTTAAATATGGCTGTGCCCTCTGACCGTTTGTGATATGCCACTGTCCTTTATCGTCCTGATAAGTCCACGGGGTCTTTCGTCCTCCCTTGTAATACATACCAGTTCCCAGTTCCACATAGGCGGCATATTCTTCGTTACTGCCTATTGTTTCCGTGAGATTTTCCAAGTCGGTCTGGTGTGTAATACTGTTTCTCAACGCGCCTGTATCGACCGGGCAAAGGTCTTTTGCGTGCCCTTCTGCGGCGGCTCCTGCCTGCTCCAATGCCCTCGCAAGCGCCATGGTGGTCTTTAAAATTACTTCGTCCACGTGGCTCACAACATCAATATCCGCCATCATATTCGCCCCCTTTGCGTTGCTAACCATTCGTAGTAGGTCATGTCTTCCACGACTTCGTTTCTGCCTGTCTCTGGGTTTCTGGCGCGTATCATTCGCGGTTGTGCCAGTTCGGCGGGCAGCGCAGTTCGTTGCGTGCATCGACAGTTATAAACCTCCGCCGGGATTCCGCTTGGGTCTCCCGGATACATAAGACCGTTTGAGTAAGCCATGTTAAACGGTACTTCCTCGCCGTCTAACGCTCTGTGACTATCTCGTGTCCTCAAATCTTTTGTCGCTGTCCAATGCTTAACTACATCAATCCCCATCTGGTAGGCTTCCTCGTATGCCGCCTGCCTGCCCCCGTTCTGCGCTCCTGTGAACGCTGTGCGGGCATTTCTAATTGCGGCAGTATGATTCATTCCTGTAACGTCTTGGAATCGCCCTGCGAGCTTTCCTATGCTGTCGCCCTGCAATATTCCTTGTAATAGTGCATTTTGCAATTTCTTCTTGTTCCAGCGCACGTCCTTGCTTTTTAGTACCCTTCGGGGCGGGAGAATCTTCTGCTTTCTGACTGTTAGTCTCTTAACTGTATGCTCATCAACCAAATTAAAAGCAATATCTCCAATCTCTTTTATTTGTCTATCAGGTACAAGAGATTTAATCATGTACGCCTCAAAATTGCGATTGAGGGCAATAACAAGAGGGGTCTTCTCGTTGATGTACGCCGCGGCGATCTCGTTCGATTCTGTCAGCCGCCGCGCCATGTCCTCGCGTAGTGCTTCCCACCTCTGTCCTCTGCCATATTGGTTCATTAACCACGCCTCAAACTCTTTTTTAGTGTACTTCCCTGCCTGGTATGCCGCGTATTCTTTAGCGTAGCGGCTGGCAAACTGTTTAAAATAGTTTCTCGCTTTGCCGTCAAGTTCTTTCCCTGCCTGCCTATATACGTCCGCCAGTCGTTTTTCTAGATTTTGTAACTCTTGCTCTGTCCATTTGTCGGATGGATACATGGCTATTCATCCCCTTCCGGGTCATCTTCCGGCGTATCTGGTTCGGGTGGTTCTGCGTAGCGGCTATATGATTCTTCGTCCTTTTTTGCCAAAATGTCCGGCACTTCCTCCGGCGCAACAAATGGTAATTTTTTCAAGATGGTTTCTTCATCTAGATAGTTTGCTGCCTCAAGAATCATGTCTGTGCGTTCTTTCTCATTGCTAATTCTGTTCCGCTTAAATTGCGGTTCGTCATCAATCCCCGCAAGCTCCAAAATTTTCTCAATCGCATCGCCCACGAAGTACTCGAAATCGTCTGCATTGTCGTCTAGCGGCTGATATGCCGCGTCAATGTGGTCATTTGTTGCTCCGGCGGCTATGGCGTGTACATCCAGTGCCCCGAAGTCCTCGTAAATTTCTGACCGCATCTGCGTGAGAAACTCCTTTCTGGCCGTATACGGCGGTTCTTGCGTGTACGCCTGTACCTGCCCTTCCTCGGCCTTTGCGATGTGCTGAAACTTGAGCCGGTCTCTAAATTCCGCCAGTTCGTCATCCGTCATACCGTCAGCGTTAGAAATGAGCCAATACATCTGCGCACAGTCGTCTAAATCATTGGCAAAACCAGACTGTACCGCATCGTAGGCATCAATCTTTGGCTGCATCCCCCTCAGGGTGCTTATATGCCTTTTGTTGCCAAACATCGGCACAATAGGGAGACTGCTATAATTTTCTTCCCCGATGATTTCGGGTTCCAAATTATTAGCAACTTCCACCCTTTGCCTGTACGCCCGTTTGGGAGCGGTCTCTTTTAATTCTCCGAATTTACTCTCCGCGCTGTAGGTTGTATAGCCATCTATTTCGTATAACACAACCTTAAACGGTTTCTGCTCGTCCAGTTGCCAGAATCTTATGCCTGCCATCAACGCCCCTGTGTCCTCGTCCCACATCGGGGCGAACTGTGTAAAAGGAAATTCGTGCACGTGGTCTACATTCCAAAAAAGGAAGGACTGACCGTGAATTAATGCATTGTACGCCGCCTCTTTGATTCTTCTGTCAAACTGTTTGCCCAGTTTGTCCTTGACATTCATGTCGTTAAAAAAGACGCCGTTTCCTAGACTGTACGAACAACGCTGCGTATTTAATTTGTGGAAGAAATTAGAGCATATCTGTGCGTTAGACGAAAAATTATCTATCTTTTTCTGGCCTAGTAGAGTGTAATAAACACGCTGAAATTGCAAGATAGTCTCATTTTCCTGTGCGTCATACTTATCCGCCTTTAACGCCTCTTTATATGCTCCTGTGCTCTCGTGGAATTTTATAAACTGATTTATAAATTGCCCTTTGTCTTTTGCGGCAATGAAATCTTGATATGATAAATACATTTGTCGTCACCCTAGAATTGATTTGTATTGTCTTGATTGGCTGCGTTTGACGAGTTTTTTTGTTTTTACAAAATACCTAATAGCGTCCATTGCGTGGTCTGACTGTTTTATAACTTCGTCCCTTCCCTTGTCAGCCGCCGTTGGGTCCCATGCATAGATACCAAATTCTTCGATCGTGTGCGTGCAAGACGGGTCAAACGATAATTTGTCTTGTGTCAACATCGTCTCAACGTCTGCTATCCCATCGTTAACAGTGTTATCTGCTTTTTTGACTTTATGCCCTTTGCTACGTAACTCCACGATGAGAGCGGTGGCGGATGGGTCAACGATCACTAAATCATCTTTCTGCCCGCTTAGCGTGTCCTCTAGTCCTTTTACTAGCGCACTGACTGTCTTCATGCGGTTGTTCTCCCTGCCTGAATAGTAGTACTCTTTTATGCAGTGCCAGTTGCCGGTATCTACTCTTTTCTGCCAGATGAGAAAGACGGTAGGGTTCTGCATACCAAAATCACTGCTCACAATTATCTCTCCGCTGGTCTTTGCTTTGCAGACGTGCCTTTCCTCTGAAAACATATCGTACACAGGCCCTTCTGCCACTGCCCATTTGCCCAGTATGTAGCGTTGGTACCTGTGTGTCCCGGAGTACTCTTTTATCAGTTCGTCTACTACCGCCGAGGGTAAACAACCATCATGTATGTTGTACGCCTGCTGGAATATATCTGCATCGGAATCCAGAAAGCCTTTAAACCAGTGCTTTGGTCCCGCCGGGTTGCAAGTGCCATCGAAATGACTGTGTGACGTCCTGAGACGAGATTTTAGCATCTCAAACACTTCCTGATTCCAGGTCGTCACCTCATCTCCATAAGCGTACTCGATCGTTGCTCCCTGTATCCTTGCAACGTGCTTCTTGTTGTCAGCACCTAATGCATATACTTTTTTGCCAAATAGCTGCACTGTGTTGTCGCTCCGTATTTCGCCAACTAGCTCCTCGCCCCATATCTCCCGCATGGGGTCAAGTATGTTACGTTGCAGTGTACCTCTGGTGTTTCCCAACATCACAGCCAGCCCTAATCCTTTTAGGTGTGTCAGGCGTTGGGGGATTACAATTGCGTAGTCGACAAAGGATTTCCCGGAGCCTGTCGCTCCGGTCTTTACGTTCCAACGATGGTTACAGCCTTGCAGGTATTCTGCCTGCTTGCTAGTCAATGGCACTATCGACACCCCCAAGGATTTCAATAGCTTTTGCTAGTGCTTTATCGCTTGCGCTCTCTGACTGTGGCTTATCGCGCCATTGTTCTGGCTTCCTGTTCTTTAGCCAAAATATCTGCGCTGTTGTATCCGGCGCAACGTGCTTCTTTGTTACTTTTCGCTCCGTCATTACTCCGCCTTCGTACTTTTCGCTCGTCTCTTCGTAGCTGTACCCTAACGCCCGTTGTAACAGGCTTTTTTCCACCTGCCTGTCCACAACATCTTTTCCCTTTTTTAAGGTATCGGCTAAAATTGGAAATTTTTTCTTCCATGTATACAAGGTATCCGGGTTGATACCGATGTTTGCCGCAATCTCTTTGTCTGTGCATCCATCTCGTGCCCATCCCTCTAGCTTAAGTAACCCTTCTTGGGTCAGCCACTCCTGGTATTTACTTATCCCATTTTGGGGTCACCTCCTAAATGCAACCATAACCCCGTAATGGATTGTTTACGGGGTTATATGAAAGGAAAGAAAATATGAAAAAAATCGTTTACACCAGTTGCATTATGCAACTAAATACAAGTATAAGGAATTGCACCTTAACAGCCGCCGGGGTAAGACTAATAAGCGGCTGGTCTCTAAACACTTGTAGACCCGCAACCTGTATGGGACACAAGGCGCCGTGGGATAGGTGTCTTGTGTGCTCTCTTTTACGCGGGATGAGAGCTGATTCTTTTACCACAAGATAGAAGGAGGCTATGTCTCACAAAAAGTTACCAGTACTCGTCCGTACAAGTGTATTGTACGGCATTTTTTAAGCCGTGTTAGACAAACATAAAAAAGAGAGGGAGATAATTCCCTCTCTCTAATATCCCGCATATTTCCCAGCCAAATTGGCGAAAGCACTAAGCCATCTGCGTATAGTCATTTCTGCATATCCGAGCTTATCCGCCGCCCCTGCTATCGTGTATCTATCCTCAAAATATACCAGCTGTACGGCTTTCATTCTGTCTAATCCGTTGTCCATTCCCTCTGTCTGTTTTATCGCCTTGTTAATGGCGTACATCCACAAGGCAGATTGTGCTGTGTTTTCCGCAATTAACTTATCTGGATACTTTTTTACCTGTTTAACTGCGTGCCCATACCAGTCGTGTTTGGGATTGCTCATTTTCTTACCTCCGCGCAACCATCATCTATATTCTCGTGACGGTTAAATTTGAACATTTCCGCCAATCAAATCAGGAATCAATGCATCTCTTAATTCTGCCAGATATCTATTTTCTTCTTGGTTGAGGTAATAGATATGCTGTTTCCAGTTCTGCAGGATCATAACCAGTATGCTTGACAGATGTTCTTTGCTATTGTTTTCAAATTTAATCTCATTTTTCTTTTTTGAAGTAGAAAAATAATTTTGTTTTTCTAACTTTTCAGCTCCTAGTTGTTCAAGCAGTTCGTTTAATCCTAGTTCTTGCTGGTCTTGCTTGTATATTTCAATATTGAATCCCATGCCCTTTGCAATCGTCTCATTCAGTGTTAATTTACATGCATTTTTTTCTCTCGTGATTCTGTTTATGTCAGCAACTATATCTGCATAGCTTCTATGGGAATCTGCCGCTTCTTCAATGTCGATATAATGACTTGCCAGCAACGTGCATTTATTTTCTTTCATTCTTTCAATACTTACAGATTTGCAAAAGCCTTGAATGCTTTTTCGTTCTTTAATTGCCGAAACTGTTTCGTTCATCGTTTCTTCTGTTATGACTTTAAAAGTTTTTTTGTATGTCCTGTTTGTGTGAGAAGGACCGCCGTATTGGCCGTTCTGTTCACGCACTTCTTCGTCATATTTTCTTCTTAAATCAACCATTTCAGTTGTTGCTGTTTTTTTATTTTTATCTAACATCAGAATACATGTTCCTATTGATGTTGATGTAAACATATTATCCGGACAAAGAATCACTGCTTCTACGAGGTTTTTTTCTATCAACCACGTTCTAATTGCACTCTCTTCTTTTGATCTACTGCTCAATATTGATGTTGGCATCAGGAATACGCATCTATCATGCTTTTCAAGTCCAGTAAGAACAAAGACGTAATTTGCATTATTTTCTGGTGGAATAACGCAACACTCAGCAAATCTTGGCTGGAGCTGTGCAAATGCAGGAGCTTTCCATTTCATGTTGTATGGTGGATTCGAAATTAGAGCAGCTTTCATTTTAATACCTCCGTAAACTTTCCAAATTCATTCCCTTTACTAATTCTATACACGTGATATATCTCTTGTTTTAGTACATCCGAATGATATACGACGCATTCAACGTTTCTTACAACCATGTTAAACAGCAAAAACGGTATTACATTTTTATCTGATTCATATAGTTCAAAACTTTGTTCATGATTCTCGTTCCACTTTTGAATAGTCAGCGCTCCACTACCAGCGCACAAGTCAGTGATTTTATCAGAGTCTCCAACAAGCTTTGCCATGAATATTCCAATACTTTTGGGTGTATAATCTTGCTTCTTTTCTTTCCTGTCTGCTAGATAATACTGGTATATCATTTGTAACCAATCATTACTTAAATCTCCAACCAAATCACGGAACTCGCAAAATTTAGTGGTAACATTATTTTTCACTGCATTAAATATCTTGTCTGCAAGAGCATCTTCGCTTTTTACTTCAAATATTTCCAATGTTTTATTCGTAAGTTCTTTTAACTCCATGTCCTATTCTCCCTCCTTTTAAATATACTCATTTTCTTTTTTCCTTTCTTGTCTTCATGCTTTTATACGTTTTTCAATTTACAAATAAACTGGTTATTTCCTCTTGTTTAAAAATATGTGATCGTATCCGCGGCGTTGTTTGCCATCAACTCGACTCGTTTCAAATATCTTAATTGATTCTGGATGTATACATCGGAATCTTTGCCTCCCATTGACCTCCAGTCAGATATTCGCTTATCTACATCCTGAAGAACATTAATCGGAACCATATCAAGATTGATATCTTCAAGGCTAAGCTGTTTCATATATTTTTATCACTCCTTTATATATGCTCATGCGGTTCTACTGGTTCCCAGTGTTTTTCAGCTTCCTGCTCAACCAATCGGTTATACCGCTCCACAAATTCATCCTCACTTATTTCGCCATTCATGAATTTTTCCGATATACTCGGGTAGCCATCTGGAATTGTCTTTCTTCCGCATGGAGGGTGCTTGTAATCAATGTCTTTGCTTAATGCGTCAAAGATAATTTCGAGCTGTCTTTTCAGTCCAAACTTATCTTCACGTTGTTCTTCATTCTCTAACATCTTTCATTCCTCCTTATTCTTTCGCACGCTTTCGTCCACTCCCTCGCAAATCTCTTTTCCGCCAAGTCGCTTGGGAAAAACTTTGTTTTTTTGTTTTTGTTTCCTCTGTTTCTCAACTCCCTTTCTACGGCTTCAATTTTCCCCTCGATTTGGGTGTTTTGCGTAGTTCGGTCATTGCTTCCCTTAACTCTTGTTCTGTGCATCCCACCAGAAATGCGGCTCGGTCAAGGCTTGGTATTTCATATAGTTTTTTCGCTATTTTGTTTTGTATTTTATCAAATTCTTCATCTTTCAGACCGTATGGCATTTTCTTTCCTTTCCCCTCCGGAATAAATCCGGAGGAATCAATGGCATATAGCTCCACATGGAACCGTTAACGTGTTGCTGTAATGTGTATCTATCCTTAACCCCGGAGGGTGTCCAGCTTCTTGTTGTTTACCAATTCATTGCTTTGTTAAATTGTTCTTTTTGTTCCTCGCTCGAGAGTCTCAAATATATCGATGTCGTAGATATGCTTTCGTGTCCCATCAGGTCGGCAAGAAGGGCGATATTGTTGTTATTTTTTAAAAATTGTATTGCGTACAAGTGGCGGAATGAATGAGGATGCAATACTTCCTCTCGTATTCCGTACTTTACGCAACGTTTTATTGCTGATGCTACTCCACGTGTGGTCATTTTCTCTCCATACCGATTCGGAAACATATATTTACAGTTCGGTTGTTTATCAAAATAATCTTCACTCGCTTTAATCAAATCCTCTGGAATATATATTTTCCTGATTTTGCCTTTCGTCCATAATTGCACTTCTCCGCTTTGCAAATGTTTTTGTTCAAATTGAATAAATTCTGAAACTCTGGCCCCTGTTTTTGCAAGAAACTGAATCATCCAGTAGACTTTTTCGTTTTTGTCATCTTTTAAGCATTCCAATAATTTAGTATATTCTTGTACAGTGATCACATTTTCCACGCTCGTCTGTTTATGTATTTTTATCCTTTTTACTTTACACTCTGGTTTATTTATATAATCACAGTACTGATTCATTGCTACACAGCGATTTGCTGCCGTTTTTGCTGAATAATTATTCAACATAATCTGTTTAAATCCAATCATATTGCGCTTGTTAACTTCGCTAAAAATAGCAAAATACTTTTTCAAACTACAGAGATATACAGCAATAGTGTTATCTGCTTTTTCGTTCTCAATCAAATATTCTCTGAAGCCTTCGATTTGTGCATTTTCCATGATGCTTCCACCTCTTTTCTCATAGCATTATCTTTATTTTTTCCTAACACGCTCGCCCTCTCTTGCAGTATCGGCAAATGCTCCTTGCAAAATTTATAGCCTTTTACTTGTGGCTTTCCACAATACATACATAGTCCTGCTTGCATTCTTTCTCTAAATGCCTCTCCTGGGGCTTTCTTTTCGGTATATTCTCTCGATGCCAGTCTTCGCTTTCTTCGCTTGACATAGCATTCCGTGCATAACTGTCCTTGCTGTTGAGCCTTTTTCCCACACGCTGTGCATATGCCGCTTCGCTTTCGTTTAGCATATTTTACTTTTTTTGCAGTATTCCCCCTTTTATCGTATTCTTTCCTTTTATTCTTATACTTTATGTTGTTTTCCGAAATTTTCTCCAAGCATTCTGCGCAATGTACAAAATTTCCAAATGCATCATTAATTCTACATCTAGGGCAGATTCCACGCTCTTTGTACCACTCTCTGTTATTCAAATTAGGCTCCACACTGTTTCCATTTGCGGAAGTTGATACCATTACTCCGCCTCCCTGATCGTGATACCGTACCGTTCAAGCATCAGTTTTCTCTTAATGATATATTCCGGATTTTTTCTTGTACGCGGGGATTTTACATCCTCAACAACAATTTTCCCCTCTTTGTCTGTGTATCGGAAATCTGCTGTATATGATACAGGGCGTTCTGTAGTGCCATCCTCTCGTTTCTGGCTGCCTATAAGGATGTATCTAGCCTGTCGCTCTAATCCTGTAATTTCCCCCGCTTCTTGCATCGCCGCCAGTTCTAAATAGCGATGCATTTCTTTTTTACTGTCAAACTTTCCGGCTGTCGTAAAAATCTTTTTATTTCTAAATTTGTTCACAGGTAATTCCTCCCAAATGTTTTGATAAATTCTTCCCTCGTTCCGTTGTTCTCCTCCCAGTACTTCTGCGCTAGCTCCTTGAGATACCTGTCTAGTGGTCCGTTGGGGTTGCGATGTACTGCCTCGCCGCCGTTGGTATGGTGGTTTAAACACAGATAAACTGTAAAACCATACTTTTCGGCTTGTTTTCTGTTGCTACTGCCATATAAGACATGATGCCTATGCAGATTTCTGGTCGTTTTGCAGAAAAAACACTCTTTTTCTGATTGTAGTACGCTATTCATCTTCAGAATCCTCGCTTGCAAAATGATATTCCATTAAATCAGCAATCATCAGGTATTCTTTTTCTATTTTTCCGCTTCGTGTTTCTTTTACCTGTTTTCTAAATCCTTCTAAATCTCCATGGAAGCATCCGCAGTTAACCATTATTTTTTTATTTTTGCTCCTGTAAAAAGTTGTGCAGCGGAATTCTGTCCCGAAGCCTTGTATCAGCGCATAATCTGCGTCGCCGTAAACCCTTGCGTCGCCGGAAACCCTTGCGTTGCCGGAAACCTCTGCGTCGCCGTAAACCCTTGCGTCGCCGGAAACCCATGCGTTGCCGTAAACCCTTGCGTTGCCGGAAACCCATGCGTTGCCGTAAACCCTTGCGTCGCCGTAAACCCTTGCGTCGCCGGAAACCCATGCGTTGCCGTAAACCCTTGCGTTGCCGGAAACCCATGCGTTGCCGTAAACCCTTGCGTCGCCGTAAACCCTTGCGTCGCCGGAAACCCATGCGTTGCCGTAAACCCTTGCGTTGCCGGAAACCCATGCGTTGCCG